GTAGAAGGTGGTTATTGGTGCCGCACCATACATCTCGACCACGCCATTATCGCCAACGTCCAGGCCCCAATCCGTGCCACCAATGACGTTTTGAGCCCCTACGCCACGAGCAAACCCATCGGACGTATTGGCTTGATTAGCAACGCCGGTGTAACCAACAATGCCCACTAAATGCCTGCCTGAATTAGCTTCAAAGTTGCAGTGCCTGCGCCTGAGTTCACCAGGACCTTAACGCCGGTAACTGGGAAGGCATAGTTGCCATCGGCATTGGCTGCCAGAGAGGCTACCGTAGGGTGTGAGAACCAAGTTGAAAATCCTGATGCAGGATCATCAAAAGTGTGCTGAACGGTGTAATTAACCGTGCCTGTCACTATGACACCAAAACCAATATTGCACGGGCTAATGTTTGTATTAATAACTAAAGAGTCGCTTGACCCAACTCCTGTTTTTGAAACTGTTTGAACTTTCACATCAGTCCCCAGTTAGAAGCAGGGGCCGAAGCCCCTACTATTTAGCACGCGCCGCCGTAGGCTTTCTTCATTTTACCACCATGCTTGGCATTTTTCAATGCCACACCACCAGTGGCAAGACCTTTATGCGCCTTGGAAGCAGGTTTACCTTCATGAGATTTCAGCTCTTTCTTAATGCCTTTAATCCCAGCCATCTCTGCTTTATGCATCGATTTAGATTCAACCTCACCACCATTTTTACGCATCATTGGTCCACGCATTCCACCCTTGGGTACAGTCATTGGGGGTGCAACGCCTCGACGTGCTGCAGCAGGCACACCACGTTCAGAAGGCACAGCTGCAGCAGGCATACGCCCGCCCATTGCTTTCTTAACAGGCCCACCATTTGCAAGTTTAAGAATTACAGAAGGCTCAGTCGTTTCCATCTTTGGCATTAGCTTAAATTGACCCATGACCAATTACCCCTTATGCAAAAGATTTGTAAACGATTGTGACGCGTGCTGCACCCGCGCTTGCTGCCGTACCAGTTTGGCTAAAAGTAACTGTGGCGTAATCCACATCACTTGATCCAACATTGGCCCATGCGCTATAGACACCAGTTGTTGCAACAGAAGCACGACCTGCAGAACCTACCGACGTTGCAGCCACAAAAGCTGCAGCAGACCCAGTTTTACCAACTGTGACTGTGTTGGTTGTACCCGCATTAAATGCCGTAGTTACATCAATATTGATATTGATGATCTGCGCATTTGCAGGAATCGTGCCAATTGTAACAGCGCTAGTATCGGTATAGGCAATCGTAGCAGTAATTGCTGACAACTGTCCAGCCGTATTAGTTACCGAATTATTGTACGCCATTATATTCTCCTGTTAAGGAGAGAGGCCAAAGCCTCTCACCAATTTAGACACCAGGAGTGCCATACATGGAACGCCAATCGGTCCAGCCGATGTCATAACGCTCGGTAGCTTTATAACGCATGGAATCGGTTTCAAAGTCACCTTCCATGGTCTTTTCAAGCTTACGACGCATCATGAGCTTCATGCCTTCCGGAGCATCAGTCTGCACCCACCAAGCGTTAGCATTTGTCAAACGTGAAAGCACAGTAGCGCCTTCAGGCAGCAAACCGATTGATTTAACCGGGTTGATGTCATTGTTTGCAGTGCCTGCACGAAGAACGGATTTCAGCAAGACTTCAGCTTGGAAAACGTTGCCAGGGGCAACAACAAGCTTCAGTGGCTGAAGACGAATCTTCTTGTTGTTGTTATCCACAGCTTGGCGAATCTGAATAAGCATTTGCTCAAGTGAGGTCTGCGAAAGGTTCGCAGCTGTTGACAACAAGTTAGAAACGTTACCATTCACAATGGGGTGAGTTGTTGCGTTTAATTGCACGCCGTCACCACCTGGGTAGGAAGAGTTAAACGCATTGTTAAGCACGTTGGCTGCAAGTGTCTCTTTGGTTTCCACCAAAGATTGCGCCAAATGCTTTGCGTAAACTTGACCAATACGGATATGGTCGCCATCTTCCACAAGCACTTTGGTCAGTGCAAAGGCCAGGCCATACACCGAATAGATATAGCGCTTGAGAAAGAGCACACCACCCTGTTGGTAAGCCACTGGGCTACCATCAGGCAATTGTGGTGCTGCACCAAATCCATAAAGAACAGGCTCTTCATGGTAGTTACGGGGGATACCCATTTGCTCACGGAAAACCGTGGACCATTCATCGGACCGCTGATCGTAGACGCCATCAAAACATTCATTAAGAATAGGCTCGACTATCGACCTAAAGTCCGTACTGCGCATCGGGGCTGCCATTTGTTAGCCCTCCTTAGAATGCATTAACGGTCGCTTGAACTTGCGACTCGTTAATAGTTACACGAACGATCGTGAATGCATCACCCCAAGCATTGCCAGGATAAGGTGCAATATCCACAATACGCATTTGGGCCGAGTTACCTGCACCAACCAAAGTGGTTGATAGTCTGGCTTGCGACAATCCGGTAGTTGAAGAACCATCGATGACGTCAGTAAGATCAGCCTGATCACCAATTGCTGTTTGAGCCAGCGAACCATTTGCCTGGATCTCATAAACAATAAGGGGATCACTATAAAAATATGCAGTTGCTACGGTGTTGGTAGCCAAAGACTGGCTAGCTGGCCAGTAATTAGACACACGATAACGACCCGTACTGTCGGTAAACTCAACGCCTGCAAAGGCACCAACAAACGAATCACCTGCAGCAGCAGGTACAATTTGACCACTGCTGTTATACTTAACGGGCTGGCCCTTCAGAATCTGAGTGGCGTACCCGGACGGAATGCCGCCGGCCAATACCGTCGCGCGATCCAAACCAGAAGGATGGTATACGGGACGAAGGCCAAACGGAGCATTAGTAGCGCTCATCATTAGTCCTTACTAAAATAGGCTCTTGCATACACTATTCAAAAACAGGTATTGCAGGTGCCGGATTGTTAAAGTTCATGCCGTCGCCTTCAACCATAACAAGTGAACGACCATTCTTGTCACGAGACTGTAGCAACTGATCCTGCTGCACTTTGATTTTCTCTTGTTCTTCAAGAGGCAATCTGTGATGTAACTCATACATCATCTCCTGATAGATATCCATCGGGAGCTTAAAGAGTAGCATCTCATTACATGCAACAAAGCCTACATGCTCGCCAGCTTTCACTTTCAAATGCTCAAAGCCGGGCAATTCATCGGCTTTCACAGGCTCATAGCCAAGGCGCATTCTTTTGTGAATGGGGTCATACGAGTTGTTGGATGAGAGCCAGCATAAGTGATAGCCTGGAATCTCAGGGGGAGTCGGAAGAGCTTCTTGTAGCCATTCCGAGCGGCACATCTTACGACGTTCCTCAGATAATGCAAACTTAGATTCAGCTGCTTGACGTGACTCATCTTGCGCAGCACGATTTTCACGACCAGCACGAGTATTCTTTCTTAAACGATCATCCATGTTAACCACCTCTCTTCTGTTGACGGTCAAATTCCACGTACTTGTCAATCATACGTTTCCGCTGCTTTGGGTCATCCCACATACCAGCTTCTTTAATAGCCCTGACGCGTTCAGGGTCTAGTCTGAATTCGCCAAGTTTAGTTGCTGGTGAGGATTCGCGGCCGGAACTTGTCACAGGAGATCTCGGTTTAGGGTGTCGTACGTTGCTACTATACCCCGAATTATAGCGATGTGGAAGGTATTTTTGCACTCTTTCATCTAATTCGTCCCAATAATCAGGCAAAGACGGGTCAAACCCTTCTTCTGTAAGCTGATTATCAATCATTTGCGCAATTTTTGAATCTGGATCACGCAATTGGGGGTCATACCAACGATTTCGTCCCATCCAATCTGCAGCGTTCTTTTGCACAGAAGGATCAGGCACAGAAATATTTTGCTTAGGCTGAGAAAGCTGCTTTGCGGCAGTTTCTTTCATAGCTTGCAAACTTTCTAATTGGCGCTGACTATCATACCAAAGCTGTTGTGCTTTGGCCATGTCATCGCCATTTCTAGAAGTTGTTGCTTGCTTAATTTGCAACTTTGCGTATTCAACTCGTGTCGAAGCATCATCAATTGCTTTTTCTAACCTTGCAAACTCGGCTCCAGACGTCTTACTTTCAACCGCAGCAAGGCGCTGAGCTAAATCTTGGTTTTGCTTGCGTAAAGCATTGATAAGATGATTAGATTCGCGTGCTTTTTCACGATGAAGTTGCTTCTTAAGCTTTCTTTCTTCGCGTCGAGCAGCTCTTATGGCCTCTCTATCATCATCAGGACCATAGTTGCCATCATCATCTGAAGAATCGGGTCCCTCAATGTCATCTGATGCATCACTTGAAGCATTTTGAGCGTTACTTTGTTGATCTTGGTCAAGATCTTCATCGGTTATGGGTATTTTGACAATTGCCGAGCCGTCTTGCTCCTCAGCAATCTGCATTTCCAACTTTTCTGTGGCATTCATTACGTAGTTTCCTTTCAAAACTTAAATGAAAGCTTTGATTTTCAACGGGTCGCCTGTGACTTTGCCAATCAATTCATGGTCATTGAAAAAAGTAAACAAGGCTTTGCCCTTATGCTCACCCTTTTCATAGTCAACTTCCCATCGATCACCACCCCATTTTGGTACGCGAACAAAGTCGCCAACTTCAGCCCATGATCCTTCAGGCCAAGGCTCCATTGATTCACGCTTTTTGAATGCCAAAGGCCCAATGGCAATAATCTTACCGATCATTGTGTTCCATTTCTCGGTTTCGCGGGTTTCTTCAACCAAAACCAAGCCGGCTTTTGACACTTTTTCTTTCACCGCACGTAACTGGACTAAAACTCTAGCCCCATACGGTGCCATCATAGGGTCAATTTCAGGAAACGCTTCTTCAAGCGTCTGTTCAATAATGTCATTCGACATTCTCTTCCTCTTCTATAAGTTGGTTAATGATATTCAAGGCTTCATCCAAGCCTTGGTGTACGCCAACTAATCGCTGATACGCATCAAAAGTTTGTGGAGTGCCACTTGTAAGAACTCCAGCAAGCCGCAGTTGCGCAGCTTTTAGTCGACCGATGAGATCAGAAACACGCATAAACTAGCGGCCCCGACCGGATGACTTCTTAATTGGCATGCCAATAGCAATCATAAGCCCAGGTGGCTTTTTTGGCATACCGCCTTTTTTCATTGTTGCGATCTTAGTTTTACCGCCTATAGGCAAAGGTGGAGGTGCAGATCCACGAGCAGGCAAATTAGCAACGCCCTTTTCCGGCATAACTTTTCCGCCCTCTTTGTATTTTTGAATTGGGCCTTTTCCTGGAGCTTTTGCAATGCCCTCGCCCGCTCCCATAGCCATTCTCTTATGGAGATTAATTCCTTCATCCGACATGTCATGCTCCTAATGAGGTTTGAACCATACGTTGCGCGTCAAGAGCAGTACGAACTTGCTCATTTTGCAAGTCGGCAGCGTCGCGCGTAAGTTCTGCCGTCTTGATTCTTTCATTAACCAGATTATCTTCAGTATTCATAACAATATCGGCTTGTAGTTTAGCTTGATCAGCTTGCGCCTTTTGCTCTAACTTAGCCATATTCAATTGCACGTCGGCTTGATCCTTCATAGCACGGCGTTGTGTCTCTGCCATGGATGTTTGCACAAACGCTTGAGTTGCTGGATCCATAGGCGGCTGCGGTTGTAATTGCTGCATGACTTGCATGGCACCTTGAATAACCTGTTGGATATTTTGAAATGTCGGCTGCGTATCTTTATGCACCAATTGTGCAATAACGGCCATGAACTTATCAGCCTCATGCGGAAGCTGCTGTTCTTTCAAAACATTAAAAGGTCTATCCAACGCAGCACTAGCATAGCCATCAACTTGATTTAAGTACCATAGTGTCATATGCTGCTTGGCGTGCTCTAAAAACGCCGGCGTAAATGACTTTGCAATAAGTGGACTTGCACCATACGTCGGGTCAATGGCATAAGCGCAATGCACCATAAGGTGAGCAATATGATCTTGCTGAGGAAACGCACCAACCGGCTTGCCTAACGTCATGGCTACGTTTTCCAAAGCCGGATTCATTTCTTTAACTTCTTTAGGGTCAGGTAAGACTTCATTAATGTCAGGCAGTTTGATTTGCTTTAAGATACGCTTTTCAACTGCCAGGCGATTATACAAGTCTGGGTTTTTCTCAGCACGTGATGCCAAGGTTTGAATTTGCGCGTACCGTTGCGTCTCAGCAAAGATATGCGGGTCACTAACCGGCATAACATCGCTGTTCTTTTCAAAGTCTTCTTTTCTAATGCCAAGATCTTCAACCATCTCGGCTTTATCCATCTCATCAAAGTACCAACGATTAATACGCGTAAGTACTTGTAAGACTCGACGCTGGCTGGCGTGCAACCTTGCATGAATGGCTGAGAATACCGCAGCACCTTGTTCAATCAAAGCTTGTGTTGTGCCTACCGGAGCATTGGACGTAACATCTGCAATCTTTTCTTCGCTGGTTGTAACCACGCCCTTTGCAGCATTGGTTAACCAACCAAGCAGCTCGTATAAAACAGGACTGGGTTGGTTAAAAGGTACAGGCATGGCAACTTTTCTAATGTCATCAACGCCAGGCGCGCCTTCAATTTCAGATACCTGTGTAGGCTCAATGCTTGTTGATTGCCCGCTAATCTTTGCGCCTTTTAGCTTTAGCATAGTAGGCGCTGTGGCAATGTGTGCTGAATCAAGCAAAGCACGCAATGAGCCTGTTAACGCGGCAGATAAACCGCCAATCAAATGCGGCATACCAATGGCATAAGCTCCACGCCATGGGATGAATGGAAACTCAACGATCCAATCCAGCTTTACGTATCTGTTATCGTCGTATTCCCAATTGCGATATAAACCTACAACGGCTCTATTAAGCTCGTCGATCATTAGGATATAAGGTGCACGCTTGCCCTTTGAAAAGCTATCATCCTCGAGCTCCAACCATGTGTAAATATGAAACACGCGGCGGACGCCATCAATGTTCATGGCTTGCTCTGTTCGACCTTCAATCTTGTCATTAGCTTGTTCAGCTTTTGATTGATCCGGCGATTGTGAAGGCGGCATCAAATCTAAATCGATATACAAGCCTTGGTCAACGCGAATCTCAAACATTTCTTGCGTAATGTCATTGACTTCAGTCACACGCTGTGCTGTGTAAAAACTACCTGCAGCGTAGGGCAAGTAAATGTTATCAATGGGGACAAACTCGACGCAAGGACGTTTTTGCTGATCGTCGTACCAAATCTTAAAGTATTGACTACCACCAAGAGGCATTTGCGTAAGCATTTGCTCTTCTTCGGCTCTAAACTCAACGATTTGCTCGGTGAGCTGCCAATTCATAAAGTCGCGCTTACGCTCGGCTACTTTTACCTTATCATCAGTTGTTTCACCTATAATCTTTGTGCGCACTGGCCCTTCAGGTGGAAATAGCTCTTTAATAGCACGAGCTGAAAAGTCAACACATGCCTCGGCCATGATAGGATGCACCACTTTGCTGGCACCTTGAAACTGCGCGCCTCCGGGAGCGTCTTTGCCTAGCCCCGTTCGCCGGATCCCTTCCTCATATTGCTTATCACGTTCTGAACGCGCCTCACGATCTTTTTCAATAAGATCCAAATACTTCTGAGCAAGTGGCGCAAGCTTAAATTGCTCAATATCTTCTGCCATGTTTGCATAAAAGTCAGGCTCCTTTGAAGGTCCAAGGTCTTTGCTACGAATAATAGCACTGCCATCAGGAAGCTCTACAACATCGTCGTCTTCCTGTTCAAACATCTCAAAGATTGACTTATCTTCCTCGGTTGATTCTTCTTCAACCATAGGAGGAATAAAGCGATTAAAGTCTTGAGGAATCGGCATTTCTGTAGCCATAATTAGGCACTCCGCATCATAAGAGCATACTTCATATCATCGATTGTCAAAGGCCTTTCAACCAAACCGCCTTGCGCAAATGGTATATCATTGTCTTCATCATTGTTTCCTAACCGCTCAAGCCGCCGTTGCGCAACTTCATTTTGCTCTTGTATAAATTCTTCAATAAATCGTCTTAATAACGCGCGTTGCACGTCATTAAGTTGCGCCCAAGGCCCTATTGCATACTGCGCAATGATGTCTGGTAGTGCATTAAGCGCTACTGGATCATTTCTGTTTTGATCTCTAAGTGCTACAAAAGCCGTCGCAACATCATCAAACTGCTGAACATCTGGTCGCCTTATAAGCTCATTGATGTCCATATTAAGTATTTCTACTGGCACAGGCGCCAAAGGCGCTATTTGTGGTTGTGGTGCAGGTTGTGCGTTGGCTTCAGGTCCAATAAGAGGTGGAATAGGCTGTTGATTGCGACCACGAACAACAATGTCAGGACCTTCAGGCATTTGCACAGGTGGTTCTGGTTCAAAGTCAGCAAGCAATCGACCTTGATCATCAACTAAAGGCTCTTCAGGAATATCCATATCCACAACTTGTACAGGCGCTTGTTGCGCACGTGCTTGTGCAAATCGCTCAGGCATAGGCACTTCACGATTATGCAATGAGTTTACGTACATCGGATCATTGATAAACTTATAAACAGTAGGCGTAGCTACAGTTTGCATTGCATTATCAATAAGATCAGTATGCATGAAATATTCTTGTACGTAACGCAGCATTTCAGAAGCAGCATACATATAAGCTGTTCTTTCAAATAAAGGCAACGTATCCATTGACTCTTCTACTAGATTCTCAATAAGCTTTGGAATAGTCCCATTTGCTGTATTGGCGTTGATGTCAGTGGCAAACTTTTCAAGGTTCGACTTAATTTGCTGTCGATACTCAGGATTATCAGCAGCCGAAAATTGATTTTGCATTTCAGTAGCAAACGCATCAGCTCTAGGAGAGTCAAAAACTGGATAAAAACTTTCTAATGTAAGACCTGCTTGACGCACGCCTTCTATTGTTGAAAGTACTATTGAGTCAACGGTGTTCAAAAACTCATCATTATGCACAACGTTGCTAAAAAACCAATCAAGCGCGTAACTAAAAGATTGAGTACCGCGTACCAATACTGCATTAAGCGGTCTATTCTTATCTAAAAATGTAATGATTGGCGATTTAGTCGAGCCAATAACTGCGTCCATCATTGCGTCAAGAGCTTTTCGTGTATTAGACGCATTGTCTAGATCATACCGAAGCGCAGCAAGTAAAGCAGATAATTCCATGCCAAGCACGTCCAAACCTACGTTAATTGCGTTGACATGCACATCAGGTGTTAAGGCATGTATGTCATTAGCGACTTGAATATAACCATTATGCATTAATGCGTTATATGCAGTTGCGGCTTCTTCTCTATCTGCATCAGGCACTCTTTCTTGCACTAAAGCAATACTTACATCTTGCATGCCTTGGTCAATTACGTATTCCCATTGCTGTGACGGATTAACCAATGAAGGCTTAGGGTTAGCTACTGCAGGTGCACGGGTGCCTTTCTTAAACTCTTCATACATCTGGCGGAGTTCTGGCTTCGTTAAGAAGCGACGCTCACCATCATAAAAGTCGTATTTTAAAGCTTCGTTTGATGGAATGCCTAATGCTTGTACGATTTGAGGAACAGAATCTTGATGCAGTGTGTCAACAACATTAGCATCTGTAGAGACAGTAAGATCATATGCGTCATAATCATTTGCAATGTTATGACGGTATGCGTTTAAGAAACTTGCAATGTCTTTTGCACGTTTAGCGCTGTCAACAATTTCGCCATTGTCAGGCCCTTTGAACTGATGAATTGTCCATGACCCGTTATTAAGAACTCTAAATTGCAGTGATGCATACGGCAATCCAGTTTTATCATCTCTAAAACTGGCTATAACTGATGAGCCCTTATTTACACCGTCAATATAACCTTTCATTTGTAGTGTTGCATCAGGTGAGATTTCACCTGTCACCGGGTCAGCATAAGGCACGTAATGTGTGCCACTTTTACCTGTAAATGCATGTGTTTCTTTTGCTGTGGAGCCTTTATTGCTCATGCAATGATTAAGTACCGCAGTGTCCACTGACATAAGCCTAGTGATTTCATCAGGCGTAAAATTTTGATTGTCAATGACAATTACTCGAGTGCCATCAGGTTCAGGTGATTTTTGGAATTTATGTGCGTCTATTAAAGCTTGTTTTGACACGCTGTCACGATACGTTTGACGTTTCTGCTCTTCAAGCTTTAGCTTATCAGCAAGCGTCTCACTAACTTGTGCAACAGCTTTTGGAAAGTCCAAATTTTGCAATTGCTTATCAGTGATCTCATTCTTCAAGAACTTCTTGCCAATTTCAGCAATGGTTCTATCAATAGCAACTTGCAATGCTCCGGTTGGCATATATGAGTAAAGTGTCTCGGTAGGTGGCGCGCGCTTTGTATGCTCAAAAAATTGTTGCTGCGACTTTTTTATGTTTGCCAAAAACGAGTCACGTTCAGTCTCAGGCAAATTGCGTGAAAACTCTATGGCTTCATCAGCAAGAGTTTCGTAATTAATTGCCTGCATAAAGTTATTGTATTGCTCTTTTGTACGCTTAATTTTTCTATTGAGCCGATCTTCTTCTTGTGAAGCCGCAGCAAATGGTGCGTGGTCAGCGTGATTTTCTAAACCGTATAGTTCAACACCTTCTTGAAATGCAGCAGCTTTTTCTTCTCTAACTTGCTCAAGAGAAATTTCAAGGTCTGCTAATTGCGTTCGTGTTTCTTCAGCTTTTAAGTAAGTAGGTGTTTCTACAGCTGGAAAGCCTGCAGCAGTTCTTTTTTGTTGTATTGATGCACGTGCTTTTACGCTATCATCAAACGCCAATTCGCCGGTCTTTTTTCTAAAGCCCTTCCCTTCAGCAGTTAGCTTGATAAGAGGATCTTCAGGTGTGCCAAGTTTAGATGAAATAAAGTTCTTAACAACTTTATTCTCAACCCACTTATCAAAATCGTTAAGCTTTTGCATGTACTCTTTAGGCGTTGCAACGTAATGATCGCCAATAACTTCTTTTGCCTTATCAGTTTGCAAAAATGCTTCAAGCTGCTGATTACGAGCATTGTTATACGCTTCGTCAGTATTAAACCGCGTCTTAAAGGCCAATTCGGCCTCTGATGTTGATACGCCAGGGTACAAACTTTTTTGGTAATTGCGCCAATGCTGAGTCCAAGCTTGCTCTAAATTAAGGCTAACATCCCGCGGTAGTAATTCAGTGTAATCAGCTGCGGGCATATATGCTCCTGCCCAGACTTGCCCTTCTGAATAAGGCCCTCTTAAATGTGGCAGAGTGTACGTATAACCTACGTCGTTCTTAAAAGAGCGTAACAACTCCATTGTGCTATCTTGACCAGCCAACTCACCGAGGTTTAAAGCTGAACGATTAGTCTCAGGTGGATATTGTGGCTGCACAACACGAGTGCCTGTAGGTCTAACCGCGCCTGATTGGCTTTCCAGTAACAAGCCTAGGTCTTGTCTATTTTGTGGAAAAGCCTCAGCAGTTGCGGCAATACCCTTACCAAGCTGCGCGCCAATTGTAGGCTCATCCATAATGTTGCGGCGTGTAAGACCTTTTTGCTGCATGCGTATATCTGCAGGAATGTCTTTTATTTCGCCTAAGCGCATACCGGTACGAGCACCCGCAACTTGCATAGCTTCAGGCGTCATCAATGGACGACCTGGCGTAACGGGCCATAAATGCGGAGCCTTGGATTCTTCAAACAACTTACCTAATGTTCCTACAATGTCTTGCCCGCCTTCAGTGCGAGGCATATAGGTCATGGCCTCAATGGTGTCTTTGACAACGTCTTTGTTAACATCAGGTGAAGGTGGACGATTAAATACTTTAGTACTAATGGCTTCAGGCACAGCTCTTGCCATGCCATACAAAGCACCGGCTGGCAAAGCTACTGAACCTGTACCTAACGTTGCAGCTGCTTCGGCAGGCGCGCGTAAAGGCTCGGACAGGCGAGTTGAGATATTAAACGCAGGCAGTGCGCCATAAGCTTTCTTAGTCGCATTAATAAGCTTATCGGCATATGATTGTGGCTGTGGAGGAAAACGCTGTGATGTGTCTGACCTTGGCTGCATGCCCTCAATGTATTGCCGCTCGAGCATGTTTCGTATTTCAGGCGACTGGCGATCCAAGTCTGCAACTTTTGCACGTTGAGAAAGCGCCGGTACTTGTGACTGGTCGCGTTGGCGACGGCGAGCTTCCTCAAGCGCCAATGCGTATTGCATTTCATAGTCTTTGAGCTCAGGCGATCCAGGCTCTTGCAATGCCGATAGCAAACCTGCAAACTCATCCGTTGCCATGCTTAATCCTCAATTGGAAATAATTACATAGGACGTCAGGTGCATCAGACGGCATAAGGATTAGTCCTTCGCGGTCGCTCGTCAAATTCAGCATCATCATACACCGGATCGATGTTTATGAACCCCATGTCTCGTAAAATACGTAATGCTTGTGTCACGGTGTCCAGCAAATCGTCATGTCTGACTTCGGGGTAAGCACAAAGTTGCGTGATAAGTGGCTCGGCCCAATCACGAGCACAGCCTTCATTCTTTAGACTTTCAGGTATGTAGACACGACCACGTTGAATGATGGGTGCCACCATGTTAAGTCGTGTCATCTTATCAGCACTGCCAGGATTGTACGCTCTAACAGGCAAGCCGGCTCTTTGCAAGTCTTGTAAAAGACTGATACCGGCTGATTTGTCTTCGATTAAGATGAGATCGACCTTTTTACCATGACCAAACTCATTGGGGTCGCCATACACAATGGTGGACTCTTCAACGACCTTAGGTCTTAAATCCGGATATTGCATGTACTCTTCCCAGCAATCAATGAGCATGACACTGGTAGGCTTATCCGGTCCGGGCTTAAATACACCCCATACGCTGCAGGCCGTAGGATCATTGTGCGTCTTATCCGAAGTGGCGCAGTCATATGATTGCACGACATAATCAAACTGGGGCAAGGGCTTTTCAGCGGCCCAAAGCTTGAACCAATCCCGTTTGATAATGCCTGATTCCTCAGGATCGATAATCTCGGCGTAGATCTCTTGGCGACCAAGCTTTGTGCCTTCGTATTGGAGAATTTGCTGCTTAAATGTAGTTGCTAAGTTGTGAATGTTGTCATACGTTGATGCCGATGTATAGATTACATCTTCGCCATCGCGGTTAACCAAGTCCACAATCAAAGGCTTTGGCTTTGGAGTGGTGGTACATAAAAGGCGAGGCGCATCGCCTAATCGCATGCCAAATTGAATCATGTCCCATGCGTCATCAAGGTATTCCCAAGCTGCCAGCTCATCAAGCCAACCACCATGAAACTGTGGGCCTCGAAATCTTGAAGGCTCCGAAGCCGGAATGCCTTTGATCAATGAGCCATTGATGAGGTAAATCTCATGCAAGCTTCGCGTGTAATGATCAACAATCTGCTCAGGTATGATGGACATAAGACCTGAGTCGCCTTCAAAGCATACGTCGCGGACGTCCGATGATGTAGGTGCCGAGACCAACCACCGAGTCTTTGGCTTAGTCCAAGCTTCGTTCCAAGTCCATTCAGCAGCTGCACGCGTTTTGCCTGCGCCTCGACCTGCCAACAAAAGCCAAACACGCCACCACTCGCCTTTGGGCGGTATTTGATGTGGGTTGGCGATGCGAAGCCATTTGATTCGCGCAGCCAATGCTGCTTGCTTTTCTGGAGTAAGTGTGTTGAGGTGTGGTGTATTGCGAATACGCTCAACAAACTTACTTTCCAGAGTTTGACTTAGCATCCTCTTGTCTCATGTTAAGCAAATCGTCAATCAAGCTTTGTGAAAAATCCAAAGTCACGTCGTGTTGAATGGCTCCGCCGCCAGGTCCTGTGTGCTCAATCTTTGAGTTTTCACGATACTCATTGGGGAACCTTGCCGACATGGACCGAGACCAAAGACCTGTGTTCAGTTTTGGCCCGCCTGGCGCTTCGATCACATGCTTATTGGCCAAG